TTCCATCAACAGGAGGTTTAACTGGTGGAGGTAATCAGGAGTTATTTGTTGAGTCAGATAATGTAATGAGTACAGATTTTACAACAGGAACAAATAAAAATTATATAAATCTTCTTCCGTTATCAATTAATGCTACATTAACTGTGACAGACGGAAGTTTTGTACAGTTCGTATCTGGATAAGCCTATGTTAGATAAATTAATTTTTCTTATGTCCTTAACGGAATTAAAAGGCTCAGGTAGCGAACAGTTATTTATAGAAGCAGATAATCAGGTTAACAGTAATTTTACTACAACACCTAACAACAATTATCTTGCAATTAGTCCAATCAGTATTTCACAAGGTTCTGTTTTAACTGTAACAGACGGAGCTGTTTTAGACTTTTTTTAAACAATATTATTATGTCAAATTTAAACGTCAATGAAATAGAAGCTAATGGCACTAATAGCAATGTAAAAGTTGTTAGTAAAAGCACTGATGGAAGTTGTAAAATAAAAAGTGGAAGTAATGACGCTACTTTACAACTTAACTGTTCTGCTCAAAGCCATGGCGTTAAACTAAAAGCTCCAGCCGATAGTGCTGGTCAAAATTATACAATGGCTCTACCTGATAACCAGATAGCAGCAAGTAAATTTTTAAAAGTAAAAAGTGTAGTAGGAAGTGGATCAAGCGGTGTAGGTCAGTTAGAATTTTCTGATATACCAACTGGTATTTATCCAAATTTAAATGCTGATAATATAACTACTGGAACTTTACCTCTTGCTAGAGTAGGTTCTTTTGCTGCTTCTGGCGGTGCTGGATTTAAATTAATATCTAGTGCTGACTTTGCAACTGGTAGCGTTACCAGTGTTGACTTTACAGGTCTAGAGGATAATGCTGTATATCTAATAAAAGCTAAAGAGCTATCGTATAGCACTGCGGATCAAAAGACAGCCGTGGCTTTCTTAGATGCTTCAGGTAATCAATACAGTAATCATAATTTTACAGAAAAAAGAGGTTATTCCGGAAACCAAGCTGACTACGGATCTAATACTAATTATGGTTATTTTAGACCCGGACTTGGAAGTAGTAAAAAATATCAATTTCAAGCATACTTAATGGTATCAGCTAGTTTTGTTTTTATGTGGCTTCGTGGTCAAAGTATAGATAGTACAGTTAGTGGCTTTCATGGTGGCGATGGGTATTTGTTAAATATGAATTTTAATACTGGTTCAACAGCAGAAGCTCAAAGGGTGCACGGTATTAGATTTTATGACACTTCTAGAAATATTGCTGGCCCCACTACTATCCGTTTATATAAATTTATGGAGTCTTAATTATGTCAAAAATAAAAGCAAGTAGTATTGAAGCTTTATCAAATAATACAGATTTAACAATAACACCAAACGGAACTGGAGTTTTTGAAGTTGCAAATGATACAACTGATGGAACTTTAGAACTTAATTCAATATCAAACTTAAGTTCAGTAAAAATTCAAGCACCACCTGCTACTGCCTCTCAAGACTACTCCTTAATCTTACCTGACTCTGATATGGCGGTAGATAAATACTTAAAAGTTTCAAGTATTACAGGTAGTGGGTCAACAGCAGTAGGACAACTAGGTTATGATAATATAGCAACTCCCTCAACAAACTTAGATGCAGCTCAAATAACATCTGGTACTGTACCTCTTGCTAGAATACCTACGACTGGATTTTCAGCTAGTAAAGGCTTAGGGTTACAACACGTACAAACACAAACAATACCTGCAAGTAGCTTTGTAAGTGGTCACGGAACTATTAAAGAAATTGTGTTTACTGGACTCGAAGATAATACAATGTATAGACTCCTAGGTAACACTAGATGGAGTACTAATGATGTTTTAGCTGGTCAATTTTTAGATGCGGGAGGTGCTGCGATGAATTATCTAGATTATTGTGGTTTTGCGTACAACGACTATATTTACAACATTACCTACTCTACTGAAATGAAATTCTATGGTTATGCTTCCTATAGTGCTTATAACTACGGAATGAATTTTCAAGCTGAACTACAAACCGGACTCAATAGAGATGCTTTTTACTTGAAAGCTTTTGCAGCCAGTAGAAGTCAAGTCGAGAATAATAGAACTTTTGCTAGTATGACAGCGGGTTACAAAGCACGGATTCATGGAATAAGATTTTATATACATAATACAGTTGCTAATAATAACACTGGAGGTTTCAATCCCGACACTAGCATTTCGTTATATAAATTCGTGGAGTCTTAATTATGTCAAAAATAAAAGTTGATGAAATAGAAAGTAGCAGTTCAAAGGTTGAACTTGCTCCGAAAGGGTCAGGGCTTGTAAAAGTTAAAGGTGCTGGAGGTGGAGATGGTACATTACAAATGACCTCTTCTGGCGGAAATAATGCAGTAAAAATTAAATCTCCTAATCATGCTGCTGGTCGACAAGATACTTTAATTTTACCTGACAACAATGTTGGAACAGATGGATTTTTACGTGTAAAAAGCGTTACAGGTTCTGGAGCAACAGCAGTAGGACAGCTAGAATTTAAAGTTTTTCCTACAATAGACCGTAACAATTTGGATGCGTCTACTTTTGCATCAGGCGTAGTCCCGAGTGCTAACATGCCAGCTGCTACAGCAGCTCAAGGTGCTGGATTGCAGTTTGTTAGTAAAACAACTGTTGCTACTAATAATACAATTAGAAATCTTGAAATTGATCTTGATAATAATACTGATTATTTACTTTTAGGTAAAAAACTAAGTGTTGATAATGGTAATACCAGTTACCCTAATATGAGTATCTATTCGCAAACAGGAACACAAATGACTATGGATTATTTTACCTCCTATAGTTATAATAATTATGCTGGATATCATATGCACTCAACTGGATCAAACGCAATTTCTTTTTATATAAATGGTATAACTTCTGAAGATTTTATATTTACTATGGAAATTCGTAATCGAATTTATATGAATCATTTTTTCTTAGAAATGGGGTTAGCAAACTCTAGCCAGCCAAATATGCGATTTATATATGGCGGCTTATCAGCAGCTAACTCAGCTAATTATATAGAAAGAATTAGATTTTGGAATCATCCTAGCTACTCTCATTTCTTTAGAACTAGCACCGAACTTGTCCTTTATAAATACCTACAATAATTCAATGTACAAAATGCTAAACGGCGAAGTAGTCGCCATGACAGATGCAGAAATTGCACAATACAAAGCTCAAGCTCCAACAGAAGCAGAAATTCTTGCTGATAAATGGATTTTTGTAAGAGCAGATAGAAACGCAAGACTAGCTGCAACAGACTGGAGAGCTAGTAGTGATCTTACATTATCTGATGCTTGGAAGACATATCGTCAAGCACTTAGAGATGTACCTACTCAGTCAGACCCAGATAACATCACTTGGCCGACAGAGCCTAGCTAACTTTTAACTTATGGAAATACCGGTTTTATATTTACCCGAAGCCTTTGATTTCCCAAGTTTTGAGTTTGAGTTACCTATAGGAGATATACCACAGTATACTCCTTTGGTTGTTCCACCCAGTGATCTGAGAGCTCCAACAGGGGTTGTACCAAAAACTACAGGTGGTGCACGGTCTAGTGCCGGTCAAACACCATCTGGTATTAACCAAGTCAATATACCTGTTGTGAATATCAAAATGCCAGTACCAGAAAGTGAGATACTTATTACAGCTGGTACTACGGCAGTTATTTCTGTAGCAGCCACCCTTACAGCTACAGCCGCTTTTAAATGGGTAGTTAAGATTTTAAAACCCATATTAAAAACGTTATGGAAAAAAATAAGTGGAAGCAAAAAGCCTAAAACCTGACGAACCAAAGAAAGGTTTACTAACAAAATTAAAAGAAAATGTTGATGACCACGATGAACAAATGCAGATCCTTGGTGCAATGGTACGCTTGGGTGTTGTCATTTGGTCAGGATTTATCATCACTTTAAACTATGTCGAGTTGCCTATGGTCAAGAAACCTCTAGGGGCATCATCGGATATCACTTTTGTCGCTTCGATTTTTACTGGAGCTCTAGCAACATTCGGATTGTCTACAGGTAACAGTAATAAAAAGAATGGCAATACACAAACACCAAATAAACCAAAACAATGAAGAAATGGATTCTTCTCTTAGCTCTGTTGTCACCCGCAGCTGCAAGAGCCAATACAATAACCCCGAACTTTACACAGGGGTCAATGAACTCAACGACAACAACTACCCAAACAGTGAAGGAAGTCATAAAGACACAAAAGTTCGGAACAGCCCTCAAGAGCTGGTCTGGAAGCAATGTCGAGCCTTCTGGAAACATTATAGCAGCAGATACAACATTCTCCGTCAAAGATGTAACCAAGCCTTGGAACATGGAAACAGTATCAAGAGCCGCCGGTCTAGTAGAGCAAATCGACACAACAATCGACTACACTATAAATACTACTACTACATCCTTATCAGTCTTCTCACAGTAAGTCCTGTTCTAGCAACAGAGACTGACCCAGAAGTCACGAATAACGCCAACCCGGTTGCAGCCGCAACGGGCAATGTTACCAACAGTGCGGTGCAGTTCCAGAATAACGGAGCACCATCACGACAGAACTATGGCAGTGGAATCTCATGTAATGGGGCGACTATGACCTTTTCGCCTTTTTACATGGGCAACCATATTAACCCATACTCTGAGAAAGAAAACATGGAAGGTCTATACCCATCAAGTTATCAACTAAATGAGAACTGGGGTTTCCAAGTTAACTTCATGGTTCCTC